AGCTCGCACCTGAGCAAAATATTAAAACACGGCAAACCTTGCAATCATTGCAAAAAATAAATTTTTAACCGGCGCATTAGTAAGTAAAATGAAAATGAGCCAATTAAGCAAAGGAATGAAAAGATTAGGAAACATATTTCAAGAAATAATTTCATTAGAAAACCTAGTTCTAGCAGAAAAAAAAGCTAGAAAAGGAAAATCTAGTCAATACGGCGTCCAATTATTTGATAAAAATGCCGATGAAAACCTATTGAAATTAAATCAAATGCTATCTGAAAAAACATTCCAAACTTCAACTTACAAAGTATTTCCGGTTTACGAACCAAAAGAACGCCTTGTATATCAATTACCATATTTTCCAGATAGAATTGTGCATCATGCAATTATGAATAAACTAGAAAAAATGTTTAATTCAGTATTTACAGCAGATAGTTACAGTTGCATAAAAGGCCGTGGAATTCATGGTGCATTCTACAATTTAAAAACCGCATTGAAAGATAAAGAAAATACAAAATATTGCTTAAAAATTGATATTGTAAAGTTCTATCCAAATGTAAATCACGAAGTTTTAAAAACTCTAATCCGAAAAAAGATAAAGGATCAAGATTTACTTTGGTTGCTAGATGAAATTATTGATAGTGCCGATGGTTTACCTATCGGAAATTATCTAAGCCAATACTTTGCTAATTTCTATCTAACTTATTTTGATCACTGGCTAAAAGAGGTGAAAAAAGTAAAATATTACTATCGTTATGCTGATGATATTGTAATTCTTTCAAGCAACAAACCAGAATTACACAAACTTCTAGAAGAAATGAATGTCTATTTATCTCAAAATTTAAAGCTGAAGATAAAAGATAATTACCAGGTATTTCCTGTAGAAAAACGCGGAATCGATTTTATTGGTTATGTATTTTTTCACACACACATTCTTATTAGAAAATCAATTAAACAAAGTTACGCACGTGCCATTTCTAAAAATAAACCTGCTGCAACATTAGCAGCTTATAACGGATGGTTAATGCACGCAAACACCACAAACTTAATCAACAAATTACAACCAAATGAACGATACAATAAAGAAGTTTTCCGACTTCAATCTAAAACCAATAATCAACAATTTTATAGGCGACAAAATACCGATGCAGAAATTAATTGACAAAAATATAATTGTCAAAGATTTCAAATTTGAAAATTCAAAATTTGAAGGAAAAGATAAAAGAGTTGATATTCAAATTGAATACCGTGAAGAACCCAGACTAATAATGACTGATGCAAAATACATAATTCAGTTATTAGAAAGAATAACAAAAGATAACCTACCATTTTCAACTACAATAATTAAAAACGGCGAACATTATGAATTCGCGTAAATTCAAATGGATAACTTAAAAATATATTGGATTGATTTATTCTGCGGTGCAGGTGGCACATCAACAGGAATACATTTTGCTTCACCGAATACAAAAGTTTTAGCTTGTGTTAACCACGATGAGAATGCTATTAAATCACATTACGAAAATCATCCACAAGCACATCATTTTACAGAAGATATCCGTGACTTTGAAGTTGTATTGAAGCTTAAAACTTTAGTTGACGAAATCCGAGAGAATGATCCTTCTGCAATTATTTCTATTTGGGCATCATTGGAATGTACTAATTTCAGCAAAGCAAAAGGCGGTCAACCACGTGATGCAGATTCTAGAACGTTAGCCGATTCGATGTTTATGTATTTAGAACAATTACAACCAGATTACTTCTGGGTTGAAAATGTTAGAGAATTTATGTCTTGGGGTCCATTATGTGAAAACGGAAAACCAATTTCTAGAACTGAAGGTAAAGATTATATTAATTGGGTGCAGCTGGTTAAAAATTACGGTTTTAAATTTGATGCAAAACTTCTAAATTCTGCTAACTATGGTGCTTACCAAAGCCGTGAAAGATTGTTTTTACAATTTGCCAAAAATGATTTACCAATTTCGTGGCCAGAACAAACGCATTCTAAAGACAAAGTAGCTTCTGATTTATTTCCTATGCCTAAATGGAAACCAGTGCGTGAAGTTTTGGATTTAAACGATGAAGGCGTTTCTATTTTCGAACGTAAAAAAGAATTATCTGATAATACTTTAAAAAGAATTCATGCTGGATTGGTTAAGTTTGTTTCTAATGGTGAAGAAGTCTTTACTAAACGATACAATGGTGGTAAAATTAATCCAGAGCAAAAAATAAATTCAATAGATCGTCCAATGGGTACAATTTGCACCAACGGAACGCACGCACTTGTAAAATCTTGTTTTATTCATAAATACTTCTCTGGACGTCCAGCAGGAAAAGTTATTGGAGTAGATGTGCCAGCAGGAACGGTTACAACTGTAGGCGGTCAATCATTGGTTACAGCATCACATTTGAATACTTATTATGGAAATGGTGGCGTTCATTCGCTAGAACAACCATCGCCAACGATAACGTGTAAAGATAGAGTTGCTAAAGTTGATGTAAACTTTATTGATCAACAATACACCAGTTCTGAACCGATATCAATTGATCAACCGTGCAATACATTAACTACCGTTCCAAAATTCGCATTGATTAAAACTAAAAATTTTATTCTTAATCCTTCTTGGGGCGGAAATAACTCTAGTGTTGACAATCCTTGTGTGAAAATTGTGGCGCGACAGGATAAAGCGCCATTGTATATTGTTTCTACAGAATTAGGAGAAATACAAATTCCTATTTACGACACCGATTCTGAAACCATGATAAAAATTAAAGAGTTCATGATAACGCACGGAATTGTAGACATCAAAATGAGAATGCTAAACATTCCAGAATTAAAGCAAATACAAGGTTTTCCGAAAGATTACAAACTAATTGGAAACCAGACGCAACAAAAAAAATACATTGGAAACGCTGTAGAAGTAAATCAAGCTAAGGCTTTAGTTTCTGCAAATTATCAAGCATTATTGAATTATAATTTTAAAGTAGCAGTTTAAATGCAACCAACCCAACAACAATTAAATTCAATTCCGTTCCAGTACGCAAACGATGTGCGAACTGGTAAAATAATCGTTGGAAAACGCATCAAGCAAGCGGTGGAACGTTTCTATTACTGGATAGAAAACGCCGAAACCGATGGCTACATTCTGGACCACGAAAAAGGAATGAAAATTATAAATTTTTATCCTTCTTTTCTTAATCATACCATTGGTAAATTAGCTGGTAAACCTTTCGAATTAGCACCATTCCAACAATTCACAATGTACAATCTATTTGGGTGGATAAATGAAAAGACAGGTTATCGCAGAATAAACACCGTTTACGACAAACGCGCAAAGAAAAACGGAAAAACAGCAGAAATGGCTGGTTTGGCTTTGTATTGTTTGTCATTCGATATGGAAATGGAAGCGCAAATCTACGTTGGTGCAACCAAAGAAGAACAGGCGCGCATTTGTTGGAAACAAGCTAAAATGTACATCGAAAGTCCTGTTGCTAATCCTGCACTTCGAAATATGGGTTTCTATTGTCAGCAAAAAGTAATCGGTTTTAAACGTACCGGATCTACAATGATGCCTTTGGGTGGCGATTCCAAAACACAAGATGGTGTAAACTGTCATTTAGGTATTATCGATGAATATCACGGACATAAAGACGATTCTGTAAAGGAAAATCTAGAATCATCAACAGTACAGCGTTCACAACCAATTATCTACCAAATTACAACTGCTGGAGCCAATATTCAATCCGCTTGCAAACGATATGAAGAAAGTGTTATCGAAGTACTCGAAGGTCGAAATATAGATCACTCACTTTGGATAATGATTCACGACATAGACCAGGAAGATCTAGCAACTCCAGAAAGTTGGGAAAATTCCGATTTGTGGTGTAAAGCAAATCCGTTGCTTGGAAATGGTTTGGCTTTAGAAGGAATTCAAAAAGAATATACAAAAGCAATAAATCAAGCTTCCAAAATTAGAAACTTTAAAACCAAAAATCTTAATATGTGGGTGGATCAGCAATTCGACTGGATTCCAACAGATATTTGGATGCGTAATAAAGTAGATATTATTCCGTTATCAATATTCACAAAACTAGGAAGTTACGCAGGATTAGATTTATCGACAACAACCGATTTATCAGCATTTTCAATCCTTTCGGAACCGAATGATTTTGGCGAACGATTTTTAAAAGTTTGGTTGTTTTGTCCCAAAAATACAATCGAACGTAGAAGTAAAGAAGATCGTGTACCATATCAGTATTGGGCTGATAATGGTTATATTATTGCAACGCCTGGTGATGTAATTGATTATGCCGAAATTGAAAAAGTTATTCTAAAAAATTATTACAGCTACAATGTAAAACGTATAGGTTTCGACAGATACAACGCATGGGATTTAATCCAGCGATTACAGGAAGCGAATTTAAACGTATCAGAATTTAGTCAAGCCATTGGTGTGATTTCTGCACCAACAAAAGAATTCGAAAAGCTTGTAAGTTCAGATAAAATTAAACACGATGGCAATCCGGCATTAGCTTGGATGCTAGCTTCATGTGATATTTATCGCGATGCTAACGAAAATATAAAAGTACACAAAGGTCGTTCTAGTGCAAATGGTCGTCGTGTAGATGGAATAATTGCAACAATAAATGCACTAGGTGAATCAATGTCAACACCAGAAGAAACCAACGAATCATATTACAATAAAGAAGATTCAGAATTCATTTGTTAACCAAAATAAACCCTAAACATGACACAAGCTGAAGAAAACGCCTTACGAATTTACATCGCTAAACTCGAAAAACAAAATGCAATGATGTTGAAGCTTTCTACAACATCTGGTTTTTATGAATTTTATTTTGCCGAACTAAAAACGGCGAAATCAAATATTGAAGCTTTCAACACGGTTAACGAAATATATCACACACTTTTCAATCGGTACAGGTATTCCGATTGGAACTCTTTTAAAAAAATGACTAATTACTATAACAACAAAAGAAAATGAAAATTATTACAGCAATACTCACCACGTTTTTAATAGCATTTGCAACTAGCTTATTATATGAATTCGATTTTATTTCCAAAAATATCATACGTTACATTCTAGTGCTAATGTTGATTATCATCGAAATACTAACTGGTTTTTTTTACATAAAAACCGAAATTAAAAACTCATTATGAAATATATTAAAAGAATACTAGGCTTACCTTTTTTCTTATGCTTAAATGTTATTGGTATGATTTTTCATTTATTTTTACTATCAAAATATTTTATTTTATATGGCGGTGAAGCAATAGCATATAATAAAAAAACAACTCCAAAAATGATTGCGGATGTTTATTACAAACTTGAAAATAACTTAAAATAAAAATGTCTGAAAAATTAAAAACAGATAACTTAAAACGAGCAATAGGAATGTTGCCGAAAGCAAAAGGATATAATGCTAATATAATAAATTTGGCAGTAAATAAAATAACATATACCTTCGAGAAAATTAAAGACGAATGGTATTTTAAATTTTAAATTTATGGGAACAATAAAGAAAACAAACAGTATCAAAAAAATTACTATCACAATGCAAGATGGTGAAGAAATTTATATCGAAAATGATTTTCACACAATATTATCGCAGGTTAATGGAATTATAACTACTCCTAATTTTAAAACTCACGGACCAGAATTTATTAAGTCAAGATCTGGACATGATGTAGTTTTTATTGTAAATGGTCCTAAAAATCTAGTTGAAGATATTAATACCAGAGTAATTGCTGAGCTTGAAAATATTCTTCAATCGGAATAAAAAATTACTATTTCATTAAGTTGAATTATTCAACCATTTAAAAAGCACCGCAAAACTATTTTTACACTTTAAATACATAAGTGTAATGAGTTTGAACGGTGCTTTTACTGAAATGTTTGCTACCAATAAGCGTGCAAAAGCCACTAACGAAAGTGTTTTAGGTGGTTTTGGTTCGCTTTTTAATTGGGGTAATTCTGGTGGAAATTCTATAAACTATAAATCTTCACTTAAACTTTCGGCTTTCTATAATGGTGTAGATCAAATATCTAATGATATAGCCAAAATCCCTTTTGGAATTTACCGTAAAGACGGTCAAAACCGTGTTTCGGTAAATGACCATCCTGCATTTAATATAGTTTCTGGTGAGCCAAATATGTTGATGACATCGTTTACATTACGTAAAACTATGGCTATATCAACTATCATTCGTGGTAATGGATTGGCTAAAATCAATACTTTAAATGGATTTCCTACAACTGCCGATTATATTGATTGGGATAGA